GAGTTACGCCACCAATTAAAGTAGCTGCTCCAATAGCTGCACCAGTAAGGCTTGGCAATGCTGCCTGATAATAAACAGACTTACCAACCCATTGATTTGCGCCCCAATATGTTGCTGTCGGAGTAGAAGTCAATGTTGCACCGTTTACCAATAAAATTGGTAGAACCATTGTGCTAGTTGTTGGAACAGACTGGATTAACCAAGTTTGCGCTGCATAGGTTGTTGTAGCTGTTAAAGTACCAGATACACCAGTTTGAGCAGAGCTTAATTGATATGTACCAACACCGCCTACGGCATAAGATGTTACTGTGCCAGCAACTTGTGCGGTAAATGCTTTAGTAACAGTAATGGTTGCACCGTTAACGGCAGAGATAAATGTGCTTGCTGGAATACCTGTTCCCGCAATTAATTGCCCTACCGCAAATCCAGTACCAGCCGCTAATACTACAACGCTTGAACCTATTGCACCACCGCTAGAGTAAGCTTGTGATCCTACCGCAGATCCTGTAGAGGTCAATTGAGCACTGATGACTGTTCCAGAAGCAACGCCAGTACCAGTTAAAGTCATTCCAGACTGGATTGCACCAGCAGTAATTGTGGTTACTGTTAATGTTGTGCTGGCAATTGAATAACCAGTAATAGAAGCAGTTTGTGTAAATGAACTTAGCGTTACATATTGTGCTGGGCTATTAGCGTTAGCTGGATTAGTTACTGCATAACCGTGAGGAGATGCAAAAGTAACCAAAGCTTGACCGCCACTAGCTTGACCAACAACTGAGGTAATGGCTGGAGTAGCTGCACTAATAGTCAAAGTCTGTGGAGTACCGCCAGTAGCAGCAGCGTTAGTTTGGTCAAAAATATCTGAACCAACTGCTCTCATACGGAATGACATGGCTGGGTAACGAGTTACTGCACCAGTCAAACTACGCTGTTGAGAAGCTGCATAGTTACCATAAGAATAGGTAAATCCACGCTGTTTATCAATACCGCCCTCAACCAATACTGACACACCATAGTGGGTCATTAAAGATTGACCAGAAGACCCATTATCACGTTGCTCATAGCGAACTGGCAAGTTACCAGTACGGCTCCAAGGTTTAACTTGAGCTACACCATTTACTGTACCGTTACCTGTACCAACTTGATGAACAACCCAAGGCTCACCGTTGATGACTACGCCCCAACGCAAAGCACCAGCACCATACCAAGCATACTCTTGCCAAATCATCTGAACTTTAGTCCAGTCAATTGCATTGATAATATTCTTATTACCGTTCCAAGCTTCCATTGGGAATACTTGATCTACTGGCAAACCGCCTGAATCGGAACGAATTACGCAATACATTGCATATGGATTACCGGGATAAGGTGCGCCACTTTGCAAAAAGAAAATACCGTTGGAGTCATCAAAAATACCAACACGTTGTGTTTGACCGCTAACAGATGAACCAAAGTTCACGTTAGAAGCCATATACATTGTCTTGCCGGGCTGATAGCGATGATAAGGACGTGACTGACGAATAGTAATGTCACCGGGGGTATTACCACCACCGATGTTCATTGACACACCGCCTAAACCGGGGTTTTGAACAATGTATGCTTGACCAGAAATGTTTTGAACAAACTGTTCCCAACGTAATGGTTGAACACCATATTCAAAGTCGGCATCATAAATGTTTTGTGATTGTGAAACTTTAAGCTTACCTACAACGTCACGCAGACGCTGAGGCGCAACAAATTGAGCAGCACCATCAATACCCGTTAATGGGGTAGAGGCGGTCTGTGTACCCATAGCACCCGTTTGAGTGTTGGGCGAAAAGAAATTCAGTAAACTCCATCCTGCTGACATAATATCTCCTTAAATTTTAAAAAGGGGAACCGAAGTTCCCCATCGGATTATTAGTCAAAATTACCATATGGATAGGTTGAACTATTTCCAATGTTTTGATCGGATTGAGCATATTGCAATGTAACAGCCAATTTACCGCTTACAGGAGCACCCAAACTTGAACCAAGGATTTGGAATGTTGCAACTACTTGGCTAAACCATGTAGGTTGTTGACCCGGTTGAATATTTTGTACGTCTTGCAAAGTGGACTGTGCATTTGCATATTGAGTAGCAGTATAAGTTGCGGTGGTGCGAGCAACTGAAGTACCCAAAGCGGCAACGCTTGCGTATGCAGCGCCAGTAGAAGAGGTTACAAATTGATTAGAAATAAATACGTTTACTTGTGAAGCTGTATTAGAGCTACCATCAGTAGGTTGAGCAATATAATCAACAAAAATATTTTGAATGTTTGATGCTTGTGGCAACAAGAATACTGCGCCACGATAAATAGTTCCAGTAGCATCAGCAGTAGGTGCTGTTGCAACAGTAGGACCGTTGGTGTTATAAGAACCAGACTGTGGAGTCCAAATAGTGCCTACGTTATTAGGAATATTGTTTGGAGAAACAAACACTGTTGATGCACCGCTATAACCAGCAGTACCAGCAGTAGTTTTAGAAAAATCTAAAAAACAAGTTTGTGTCAATAAAGCTGCGCCAACGTCACGTTGAGCGCCAAAGCGTTGGTCACCAGATAGAATTGGACCTTCAAATGTACTACGTCCCATAATGGACTCCTTATGCAAAAGGCTTAAACCGATCGTTGCATCGTCTGCTGGGGCAGTGGTGGTTTAAGCAATCACCCAGATATTGTATTTATACACTAAGTTTAAACATCTTGCAAGTTTAAACCGATTGTTTTTTAATTTTTTTATGTTAGACTTCAACAATGAAAAACAAGAACGTTACCAAGAAAAAACAGCTATTACTTAGCGATCAAAATATTGCCAGATTAAACTTGGCTCATCAATGTCATGCCAAAGGTGATAACCAGCGAGCAATTCTCCTGTGCGAGGAAATTATTGCATCAGCCCCAAATCACCCAGATGCTTATCATTTAATTGGTTGTGTTTTAGGCACAGCTAATAACTTTATTTCTGCCATTTCTTGGTTTAATCATTCTCTAGAGCGCTATCCCAATAATCCTATGGTTTTAAACAACCGAGGAAATGCCTTTGCCGCTGTAAAACAGCCAGAATTAGCTATTTTAGACTTTGAAGAAGCTATTAGATTAAGCCCAAACTATGCAGAAGCCCATTATAACAAGGGGATTGTTTTAGGGACAATGCATAAAATTGAAGAAGAAATTAAATGCTACGATTTAGCCCTTAAATATAAGCCAAACTTTCCAGAGGCATATAACAACAAAGGAATAGCCCTGCAAAAGTTGCATCGCATGGAAGAGACTTTATCATGTTATGAGGCGGGAATCAAACAAAACCCCAAGGGAATTGAAGCTTTTTACAATAACCGTGGGCTTGTATATCAAAACTTAGGTCGTCCAAACGAGGCGCTGGCAGACTATAACAAAGCGGTAGAAATAGATCCCAATCTTGCTGATGCCCGCTTTAATAGATCTTTATGCCTACTTTTGAAAGGCGAATACGAAACCGCATGGGATGAACATGAATGGCGGTGGAATCGATCTGTTTATCCTCGTAGACCGTTTACAGGAATTACTTTTGACGGATCCCAAAGTTTAAACGGCAAGACATTATTTATTCACGGTGAGCAAGGTTTAGGGGATATGCTTCAGTTTTGCCGTTATGCCAAATTAGCTAAGGAAGCTGGTGCTACGGTAATGATTGGCACAGAAAAACCTTTAATGCGTTTACTTTCTATGCAAAACTGGGTAGATATAGTTGTTGCAAATGGAGAGCTTCTTCCGCCATATGACTACCACATTCCATTAATGAGTCTGCCTTATGCATTTAAAACACGTATGGATAGCATCCCATATGGTATTTATATCAAAACTGATCCCGCCTTGGTTCAAGAATTTTCAAGAAAAATCTTGAAAAACGGTAAAAAGAATGTTGGATTGGTATGGAGCGGTGGTTTTAGACCTGATCAACCAGAAGTATGGGCGGTTAATGAGCGTAGAAACATTGCTTTATCTAAACTTTTGCCATTAAAACTTGACAATCTTAACTTCTATTCTTTACAAAAAGGCGAAGGACCAGAGCAGGAACTTGACAATTGTTTAGGTTGGAAAGATATGATCAACCATACAGCCGATTTTAAGGACTTTGCAGACACCGCAGCATATATTGCTAATCTAGACCTTGTTATTGCTGTAGACACCTCTACGTGCCACATAGCCGCTGCTATGGGTAAAGAGGTATGGATGATGAACCGTTTTGATACTTGCTGGCGCTGGTTTATGGATAGAACCGATAGCCCTTGGTATCCCACTATAAAAATTTACCGCCAGCCCAAATTGGGCGATTGGGAATCTGTAGTTAATAACATTAAAAAGGACTTATTAGAATGGAGCAAATAATATTGTTGTTGGGGGGTATGGGGGATTTTTTACAATGTCTACCATTCATTGATGAAAACCGTCAAAATCCTATCGGTTATCGAGTGGTAAGCCATTTAAAGGGTGCGCCACAGTTTTTTGAAACAATTGGCATTAAACCAGAATCTATTGATATCTTTTCCACTTTGGATGAACAAAACAAGATTCTTGGGTCTTTTTCCCGCCATCATCCTATGATGCAATGCCCACGTACTAAGTATTTTGATATCTATCCATTTGAGCATCAAAAGCCACTATTTACTAATGGTAAACCCGTAGTTGGAGTACATATCAATGGTAGCGCTTTTGCTATCGATACCCAAAAGAAGTTTGGAATGATTCTTAAATCCATTCCCGCAAAGGTCATTAAAGAGCTTAAATCCAAAGAATATAACTTGATGGTTTTTGGTTTAGAAGAAGAGTTAAAAAATACTGGCATTAAAGAATCAGAAACCCTTAAATTTGTATCAGATCCCAATCCAACGGTTAGCCTTAGCTATGTAAGCCAATGCCGAGCCTTGGTAGGAAGCGATAGCGGGTTTAAAACAATGAGCGCTATGAACCGTATTCCTACATTTGTATGGCTAGGTGATTACATCGATCCGCCTCGTGATGATCTGTTCATTAATCCCTATATTGACGATGGAATTATGAAAGTGTTTCGCTATAAAGATGTAGATGCCTCGTTTGGTCGTGGCATGGAAATGACCAAAAAATTTTTAAAGGATGTGCTATGAACCCAAACTTTGTTGCAGATACAGAATACGGAAAACTAATTCTTAATAGAAACGATAGAGGCGTATGTGGTGATATCCAGCGCACTGGCTATTTTGAAAGAGAGCAAATTAACATACTAAAAAGTATTGCTGAAAAACTATTGGCAAAAAAACAACACATTGTCTTTTATGATGTTGGAGCAAATATTGGTACGCATACCCTTGCTATAGCCAGTACATTTAAAGATAAAGTGTTGGTTAGATCTTTTGAGGCTCAGAGCCAAATTTTTTATCAACTATGCGGTATGGTAAGTTTAAACGGTCTACGCAATGTTAATTGTTATAACTATGCGATTGGCGGTGATGATCTTCCTTACATTGATGCCTTGTTTCCTGACTATGACGCATATCAAAATTTTGGCGGATTTGAACTATTGCCAATTGATAAATCAGATAACGCAGATATGATTAAAAATCATATGGAAAGGGTTGATGTTTACCCATTGTCTTATTTTAATGAACACGTTGATCTCATTAAAATGGATATAGAAGGCATGGAAGAAGAAGCTTTAAAGGGTTCAGAAGACTGGATTGATTGCTATAAACCTGTGTTTATGGTTGAACAGCATAAATCAAATGCCGACAATATTATTGCTTTCTTTGAAAGTATGGGCTATTCAGTACCACCACAACAGCACGATCTAATTTGCATCCCGCCCGGTTTTGATTTAACCCTATAAAAGAAAAACCCCGCTTTTGGCGGGGTCTTTCTAGGTAGTTACGATTAGTAAGAACCGTATACACCGAGGGGATCGGAAACACCGAAGCTATAACGCTCACGAGACTTGTAACGGACGTTACCAGTATCGAAGTCACCATCCATAGAATTCTGAAGTGGTGTACGTACAAAGTGTTTCAAACCATTAGGTACATCAGTTGTCAAGAACCATGCATTGGTTGCGGTCAAGAAGTGGTTAATTGTGTAACCTTCTGGAACTGAACCATTGTTCTTAATTGCGTTGATGTCGTTATTGTTAGTACCAACACGGAGTTCGGTTTCTAACAAACGAGTTGCAACGAATTGCAATGCAGGTGGAACAACCAATTTACGTGGTTTAGCAGCGATCAACAGACCACGCTCATCTGTCCATGCAGCAATTTGAATAACAGCGTTTTCCAACGCAGTTTCGTTCAAGTCAGCAGGAGTAGAAGGAGTGTTGGCGTTAGTACCACCGTTAACCAATGGGTGTGCAGTAGAGAACAAAGGCTGACCGTCACCATAAGTGTAGGCAGCGTTAAAACCGTTGTTCAAAACAGCAGCAGCTTTTACCTGTTTGGTATAAGCCATAGCACGAGCTAGACCTTTGGTGTAGCGAGCAGATAAAGAATCGTAGAGGTTATCTTCGATTGCTTCTTCAGTCAAGCTAAAGCCAAGGGCGATAGTTTCGTGGTTGTAACGTGCTGTCCATGCTTCTTGCGCATTATCATACGCAATTGCATTGCCTTCAGGTTTTACTGGGGCAGCGCTGAAACCAGACAGTTTTGTTTCTTCTTCGAATGAACGCTCAGAGGTCTCTGTTTCGTAGATCTCTTTGTGTTCTTCACCATAACGAGCATACTCCAAGCCGAACAATGCATTCAAGCCGGGGAGCAACTCTTTCAGTAGTTGTGCACGAGAAATAGCCATTTAATGCTCCTTAGATTAAAGTGTTACAGCTTGAGCAGTATTGTTATAGTACTCGTGTAAACCAAAGTTAAACTTAACGTAAACTTCAGGATATTGAGTAAATACCAACGTGCTCGATGCAGGGATTGTCATTGCAGTAGATGCAGTTCCAGTTGGGCTGTTTACAGTTACTTGAGCGCTATTCAATACAACAGAAGTTGTACCAGCAGCAGCAAATGTAGAAACATAGGAACCAGTACCAACATACTGACCATTAGAAGCAAGGTAACCAACTTCAGTACCAACTAACAAGTTAGAAGGCAATGCTGAAACGGTTAATGTGCCTGTACCGCTAGTATAAGTAGCAGTGAATGAAATAGCGGTATCACGCTTCAAATCAACAATACGGAAAGGCAATGTTGCGTTGTTACCAACGTTTGAAGCCAAAACACCGTTGTAAGAATCACCAGTGTTTACAGAACCAGCTAAGTCAGAACCAGCAATGTTTAAACCAATCATTGAAGTAGCAGCAGAACCGATGGCTTGAGCGCCTTGGGTTGAAGCAACAGCAACTTGGAATAAAGTATCTGGATCATCAGTAACAACTGCATAAGCGTCACCAGCTAGAGTGCTTGCGGGCCAGTATTGGCTGTAGCGCTTTTGCTTAGTAACAGGATCAGTGTAGTTGCAACCTAAGAACACACCTACAGTACCATTACCTGCTGCGCCAGTAGTAGCGCCAGCACCAGTAGTAACTGTGGAGCGTGTGATAAAACCACGTGAAATACCTACGATATCACCGTAAAAAATATTAGTGCCGAAGCCATACTGGATAGGAATCTGACGAGTCGATCCAGAGAAAACTTGACCACCAATAAGATTTACTGGGCGGAAACCGTACGTACTTGGGACGATTGGATATGCCATTTAAATCTCCTTAAAATTAAAGTTATCTGCCAACCGTTACTGTAGACTTACTTTCTTTGAAAATAGGCATACGAGCATCGGATTGACGCATTAAATTGTTATCCACAGCTTCCGTTTGATCTTTGGTCTGTTTAGCATAATATTCTTGCTCTTGTTGAACAAATTCTTCTGGAATCTTGCAAAGTAACAATCCGCCAATTTCGATGTTGTCTTTAAAACGTCCATCTGGATCGACTAGCAGTTTAAACTTTGGTTGTTCTTCAATTCGAACAGCTTCCCAACCAGACCTGAGTTTTGACGATAAATTACGTGGATCAGGTGTATTTAGTGTGGATACTCGAATCCATCTGTATGCAAAACCAGCTTCTTTATCTGGTTCTGGTAACAATTCTGGTGGTCGCCACTGCTTAGGGCGCTCCGCCATTTCACGAACTTCTGTATCACGGTTATTTCTTTTCTCAGCCATTTTAAGCTCCTAATTTAAGTACTTCTTTAACGTATTGCTCTGGGGTGATGCCAAGCTTCTTTGCCAACGCAACTTGCGAGGTTGTAAGCGTGACTTTTTTCGCATTCGTACTGCGAGTCGCAGGTGCAACTACCGTTTTTGGCTTTGCCTTGGGAGTTTCTTTGACTGGTACTTCTTCTTCCTCTTCGAAATTCTCAGGGAAGCGTTTGCGAATCGTACGGTCGAGGGTCGCATAATATTCATCAGAACCAACATGGACACCATTACGCTTTAGTTTTTCGTGTAAACCAAGCGCTGCGGCTGTCATTTCCTCGTCTTGTCCGAACCAAGGATTTGATTCTTGCCATTTCTGTGCCCGACTATCAGGTTTTGGAACTGGCTGATGTTGTATTTGTACATCATTTTCCTCGTTTTGTAAAGGGGGCATCTTAAAATTGTTGACACGATCCATTTTGTAGACCGCTTCACTCATTCTTTGTTGCGCCTCAATAATTCTATCTGTATCGCCAGATTCATAGGCTTCACGGTATTCCCGCTTGGCTTTATCTAGCTCTAATTCAACAGAATTCTTTACAGCAGCTACGTACTCTTTCTCACCAGTAGACAACAAGGACTTCATTTTCTTGTTTTCTTCTAGTAAACGCTGCGTTGCAACAATTGCTTCTTGTTGTTCCCGCAAAGCTTGCTCTTTTGCTCTGCGTTCATCATGCCAAACCTTCTTATACTGCTTTAAACGCTCTTGAACACCCTCGTCATATTGAGAAAGTTCATCGTTTTCAAGGTCTTTTACGACATCTTCAGGTAAATTTCTGCGTCTACGGTCTTCTTTTGGGACATCATTTTCAATTTCTATCTCAAAATCAGCGTCTTTTGCTTCAATTTCTAGCTTTGTTGCGGGTAAATCTTGATCTAATTCCTGTTTTGATTCAATCTCATCAGGAAATTGGTAGGCTTCTGCCATTTTTTTCTCCTTTATGAACGTTTAATGCCACGTGGATCATCCACAACGGCTTCAACGGTGTCATCGTTAATCATGCGGAATTCACGACCATGAATGTTTAAACGGCTTCCAGAATTGGGGCGAACCACAATAAAATCACCGACTTTACACCACGGACCTGAAGGGAATCGTGCAGGATCTTTGTAGCAGTCTGGACCCAACGCAACTACAAATAGAACTGTTGCCAGTTTTTCTTCAAAGTTAATGGTCGATTCTGCCTTTAAGAGTCCGCTTTCGTACGCATCATCAATATCAGGTATTGCACAAAGGATCCGATAGCCTGACGGCTTCGGGAGTTGACTTGCTTTTTCTTCTGTTGACTTATCCATTAGCGCTGATAGATCGACCGCCTGAGATAAATCGATTGTTTCACTCATCCGAGTTCTCCAAATTGTATTTAAGGTCTGTTAGTTCTCTACGTGCGGTAAGAAGACCTTTAATCTCTCCACACATAACTAGGTAATTGTTGTATTCGTGCACCACACCATTACCTAATTCGCCTTGCACAATTGATATACGTTCATCAACTTTGCTAATCGCCACCTCTAGTTCCGTCATTTATTCCCCTTGTTTAAACGGTTTTGCATTTCAGTTAATGCGTGTTGGTGTGCCGACTGCAAACCTTGCGCATATAGCTGTTTATCTTGTTGCTGTTTGTCGTGTTCTTTTTGGGAGATATGCTTAACCAAATCAACCCCAACTTGCATCTTCTGTTTGTTTTCTTGAGTTTGCAAATTAGCTTGAGTCTTAGCCGCCTCTAGTACAGACTGGGCTTGAATACGGCTCTTTTCAATTTGTTGTTGGCTGGCTTTTAATTGAGCGTCCATCATATCTTTTTGCTTCTTGCGCTCAAGGTCAGCCTGTTTAAGCTGCAATTCTTGTTGCTGCATCTGAACCAAAGGATCTTGGGCTTGCTGCTGGGCTTGTTGCTGTGCCGCCTGTTGTTGATTGGACTGCAATAGACGTTGTGCGGCTTGAGCCAATAGCGGAGCCAAACGAGCTTCCACTTCTGGATCCATGCCAACGTCATCGCCCATCTCATCAGATTTAGGCGGCAAGGACATACCCAACTGCTTCTCAATCTCAACTCGATAAGCAAAGCCTAAATGCTCATTAATATGCGCTTGCATAGCGGCTTGTAGGGTCTGGGCTTGTGGGCTTTGACCTAACACTTGCAGGATCTTAGGATCTTGCATTGCGGTCATATGTACTTGGATATGCGCTTGGTGATCTTGATACTCAAAAGCTTTGACTGGTTTATTCATCAAGATATTCTGATTCTCTGATACTGGATCAGTAGGCTTAATGTCGTCAGCCATTGGCACTAACTTGTCTGCGTCTTTAATACCCATGATTTCCACCATCTGGCGGTTCATCAGTTGCATATTAAAGAACTGCGGATTAGCTTGAGCTAACTGCATTACCGCTTGATATTGCACAATCTTTTGCGCCATCGTAGAGGCGTTAGGATCTGATACAGGGATAATATCTACAGAGTCATAGTCAGACTTCTTAGCGTGGCGGTTGCCGTGCTCTGGGTCAAAGTCATAATCTTCTGGGGTATCTTCTGCAATAATCTCTTTGAGCAGCTTTAATTCTTGTTTCAAAGCAAAGTGAATACGGGCTTGAACCGCACTCATCACCTTAAGGGTACGCTCTAAGATAGCAAAGGTTGTACCGACTGGAGCCGCAGCAGACATATCAGATACAGAAAGATCTGCGGTATTAGCAAATCTACGTGCCTCTTCAATGATGCCGTTGAGCAAAGTCAATAGGGTTTGGCTTGGCTCCTTGTATGGGAGCGGCATGATGTTGTCTTTCATTGCCCCACTAGGTACGTCAACGTCCCTAAACTCGCCCGGTGCAATCGGAGTGTCGTCTCCTTTTACTCGCAGCCCACGGGTCTTAAAGCCACCCGGCAGATTTGCGAGTGACCCTGCATCAACCAACTGCCTAACGATGGAAGTGCCACTTTTAGCATAAGCACCGATGAGATGAATAAGACCAAAGTGATAGAAGCCAAAGCCGGGAATATAGCCGTAATGAATAAAGTGAGCACGTTTTTGATAGGTTTCATCTTCTTCTTTCCAGTTTCTTCGGATTGCTAGGATGGTGTTTGTGCCTTTTTCAATCGTGACTACGTAAGGCAAAGCAATACCTGTGTGGTTGCCGTCTTCATCTTTGTGCTCGTAACCCTCTAAATCAAGGTTAACGTGCATCTCTAAAAGCTTATAGCGGTCGTCTGATGTAGCTCTAAAGCCCAGTTTCTCGGCAATTTTCTTTTCTACTTCATCTAAAGAGTTG